AGTAATTGTTAATGTATTGCGCAACTCTCTATCATCTGCATCAACAGTAGCTATAGCAGACAACATTTTGTCTGCTGATACACGCAATGCGTTATACGCTCTAAGTGCTGTAACTGTGCTTAATTTATTTTCGTTATTCATATTATTATTATTGGGTTATTGTTAATACATGGCTTGTGCCATACCAATGACAATGCTGAGCCAAACACCCATGTCAATACATTATTGGGAATAATTTAATTGCTTGTATATGCGCCATCTTGAACGGCTTTGGCGTTGCAGCATTGGATGGCATCCATCGCGGAAATCATGGATAATGCCACACAGTTTGCCGTCATGCGGTCGCAGCACTCTGCCTGTGGATTGTATCGTTTTACGCTCAGAACGCCCACAGCCTGCCATTATGATCACATTAGCAACTGGTGCATCAAATCCTTCTTCGATGGCTGATGTGCCAATCATGCATCGCAAACTGCCGTCCCGGAATCGTGCAATGACATCCCTGCGATTCTTTGCGCCCATCTTACTATACACCAATTCAGATCCTTCTATTGCATCAGCCAAGCGTTTGCCATGATCAATTGACCCAATCAACACAATGGTGTGGTTGCCTGCATCAATGTTTTGTTTGGCTATCAATGCAATGTGTGCATCGCGGTTTTCGTTTTCCCAAATGCCCAATCTTTGTGCCGCCTGCCATTTGCATTGGTTGATTTGTTTTTGACTGCCTTCATCAGTTCTAAACATCCAAGGCATTTTCTTGCGCCTCTTTTCAATCAATTCTTTTGAGTGTTTTTCAATCGCATTTGCTGCATCATCATTTGGAACATCATGCCAAACAACCTTTGCCTTTGCCAGATGCCCATGATCAACCAGATCAGCCCGGTCAATACTATGCACGTTGCCATCAAACAATTTGCTGACGCATGCGTTGCGTTCTTCATCTGCGCTGAATGGCGTTGCCGACAATCCCCAAATGGCAGATTGGCATTGCTTGATCTTATAAGCCCAACCTGGTGCGCCTGCCCTATGGCATTCATCAACAATAAGCAAATCTGGATATGTTCCTGTTGGCGCACCTGCCGCGCAGTAGATTTGCAAATTGGCTTTTTCACTTATGATTTCAAACCGATCACATGCCGCCTGCATTTGATCAACCTGCTCAATGGTGTTTACCATGATTTCCACATTGGCAACACCTTGCCTTTTATACAAACAAACGGCCAGAGCAGATGCCGCAATATGCGTCTTACCTGCTCCAGCCGGTGCTTGAATAATACCACGCTTCGACCGCGTTAAAAACGCAATTGCCTTTTGCTGGTATTCTCTTTGTTGCATTTAATTACCAAGGATTTTCTACGACTTGATCATCATCTACAACTGGTGATGTGCCTTCTTTATACAGCACATGGTTCTGATCAAAAACAAAACCGCTGAAACCAATTTCAGCCCATGATTTGTTTGGATCGTTTTGGTCTGGTTTCATATCAACCTTAGCTGTGAATTTTCTATCTTTTACGATTTCATAAAATCCAGCTGCATCTTCTGTATCTAATTGATCGCGGAATATGTGAACACCGCATGCTTTTAAATACATAAAGATCAATGTTCGCGCTTTGTATTCAGATGGTGTTTTGCTTAGATCGCCCCAAAAGAATGTTTTGCGCATGGTTGCGCCATCCTTTGTTGCATATGTGCATTCAAATAAATCTGTGCCATCGCGCTGATTTACCTTATGAATTACGTTTGTGGTTTTAAATTCATATGTGCCAGCTTCTGTGATGTAACTGCCACCTGTTGAATTTACGTCTTCGTCTGTTGCTATATATTTAGCCATTATTTTTGTTCTCGTTAATATGATTTTGATTCATCCCAAACCTTAAGGCCGGGTATTGTTGTTGTGAGTTTTAGTGCAGCGCGGATTTTCTTATCATCCAAGCTGAACAAGTCTGGTCTTGCTTTGAGCGTTTCCGCTTCATCTACAATCTCAAACTTGGTTGTTGTGCGAACCTTAACACCTGCCACCGCTTCATGCTTTGCGGCCGCTTCTTGTCTCAATGCCACAATCTTATGCTGTGCGGATTGGTCAAGTTGCTGGATGTCTTGCCCTGTCTCCAATGCGTCTTGCGTTGCTTTAACCAGGATCTTTTGTTCTTCAACTCTGGCTTGGCGTTCTGCCTCAATCTTTTTGTCACGTTCCACCTTCTGGAATGCTCCAAGCAATTTGGCAATGCGCAGTTCTTCATCTTTAACTTCGTCAATGTAATCTTTGGCAATGCCATCGATCTCCCGTCCAATATCAAGAACTGGTGATTTAGCCGCCTTCCTTGATTCCTCAATGCCCTTGATTAGGTTGCGCAATGCTGACTGTGCTTTGGCTGCAATTGTGGCTTCAAATCCATCTGTGACTGATCCAATGCCCTTAGAAGACATCAACGCTTCAATCTTCATTTGCTCTGCTTCAGCAACAATTTCAATTGCAACACCATTGATCTTTGGCTGTGTGATTAGGTCATTCATTTTGCCACCGCCTTACTGAAAGCATCAAAACCAATTTCCATTTTTGATTGGATGTCTTGCGGCAGATCACGCCAAGTCTGATCAAGGTCAATGTCGATGTTGCCCTTGTTTGACCAATACAAATTGGTCTTATATTCCAGATCATTTTCGGCAATCAATGATGCCAAATTTGGTCTGTATTCCATTGGCGCATCTTTGACTTCAATTGATTCAACAATTGGTGAAGCCTTTTTCATTGGCTTTGGTTTGGATTTTGTAACTGCCACCGCATCCGCAACGTCAATTTCTTCTGGAACATAAACGCCCTGCACAATCTCTGGTGCAATCGCCCTTAGTGTTTCAGATATGCAACGCGCTCTAAGCATGGCAGCAGGTGTTTTATCCCATGCAGAACCCTTGCGGATCAATCCAGCACGTTGTGCATCATCCATTGAGAAACTGCCATTGGTCTTGATGCCTTCAAAATCAAAAATGGCAGATTGCACATTCTCGTTCTTCAAGTCATCCCAAGTGACTTTGCCACCTGCTCTGCGGAAATCAGCCAACATCGCATCTGCTCGTTTGGTCAATTTGCCTTTTACCAGATGGTAATTCTTAGCCATTTCCAATGGCGGTTTGTTTTCAACAACGCATTGCAAAGCAAACACAATGCCTGCTTCTTTGCTTTCACATCCAAACATCCCAGATCGGCAAATTGCATTGCCAATCATTTCGATGCCTTCCGCATCATTGATTTTGTCATAGGCTGCAATCTGATTCATCGTTTGCCTCCCATCTCATCTATTACAATATTGACCTGTGGCGGCCTTTCTTTGTTGGCGAATACTTGCAAACGAAACACTTTTATGCCTCGTTCCTCTAGTTCAGCCAAGATCGCCTCAATTGCTTCTTCAGCAACCGACTTAATACTTTTCATGTCATTGTTCATATATATTAGGCAAAATGCCCTTTGATTGTTATTATTAATTTGCAGCGTTCTGCTACAAGTCAGCATCCAATTAATGGATTTTGTAATGACAATTATTATATAAGTATATTTTGAACAATATTTTTTAGGCAGTTTTGAACGCCACCAGCATCAAATTCATAATCAACCAAATGGTTTGGCAACGGCTGTTCGCTGGCATGGTTGCTGTCATATTCGATGCCGTCACGCAATAAGCGCACAACACAACCATCCATCTGGCGCACCATGACGGCTTCATTTGCAAATCTGCAATCATCAATGACAATCACCAAGTCATCCGGGTTGTCTGCGCCACCAATGACCTTTTCAATTTGTCGCTGCATCGCCCAAATCCAGATTTCATTTGCAACCATATTCCTGCCCCAATCTGTGCCAAGTGTGCAAAGCAACTGCCTAGCAGACTTCTCAATGCCATCAATTAGTTCCTCTTTGGCAACATCCAGATTATGTCGATCAACGCCCATCGCTTCAAGCATCGCCCTTATTGGCGTTGCAAATGATACAATTACAACGTCATCGCTCAATGCGGCTAATGCCTTGGCAATCGTAGTTTTGCCAACAGTCTTAGCACCATTGAATGCAATTAGTTTTCCAATTCGTTCCATCCGTCTTCTTCCTCGTCTTCCCATAAATATGCGTCTTCAAAATCTTCTTCTTCTTTTAATTCTTTGACCGCTTCAGCTAACAATGCTTTGCCAACAATCTTGTTTTTAAATCCATAAAACACATCGCCATCTTCGTCTAATATGACAAAAACGAAATTGTCAAAATGCTCTGACATCTGCGCCTTCACATTTTTAAAAGCTGATTGTTCGCTGTCTCTCATACTGGTTGCAAATATCGAGTGATTAAACCTTTGTTCTTGTGGTATTCAAATGCACTTGCACCCTTCTGTGATCCAACAAACCCTGCGCCTGTATGCCATGCATCTGTTGCGCATAATGCTTCCAGATACTCAACGACCAGCCCGGATTGCTCATCAATGACAACTGGCGCAATGGTCTTCTTGTGATGTATATGACCGCACTTCAGATGCCTGTATTTGGTTTGTCCCCATTGCTTGGCGAACTCTGCCGCAATAATCATTGGCCACTTTTGTGCGGCTATCCTGTCACCATGCGACCAGACCAATAAATTATCGCCCCAAATCATGTGCTTCCTTGGTGATGGCTCAGATTTGATTGTGATGTTGCTGCACTCTGAATAGTAAGCATCTAACACCCTAGCCAGCCAAACCTCGCTGTGCCATGAATGGTTGCCTTCAAGCACAACGATTTCAACTTGATCAGCGATAGTTGCGGCAATGGCAACAACGTCCCGGCATGCCTTGATCAGATATTCAACAACCCTGTGATACCTAGTATCAACATCAAGCACATGGCCGCTGGCTTCTGTTTGATTGCTTCTGTTGTCGCTGTGCATCATGTCACCGCCAAACACCAGAACACACTTGGCTGGTCTTTGTGATCTCGATGCTAATGCTTCAGCAACTTCAACCATCCTTGTGGCTGCAATGTCGCAATTGTAATCTTCGTCACGTGTTTCCCTTTCATCGGCATACATGCCAACATGCGCATCAAAAATATCTAACTCAAACAAGATGTCATCTGTGTCTGTCTTTTTGGCTTTGCGCTTTGGTGCATTGCCCTTGGCTTTTACTTGATCGCATAAACCATCAACGACATCCTGCATGGCTTGAACTTGTGGATATAGCCTGCGCCATTCTTGAACCACTTCACCATCGGCATTGTATTGAACTGTTCGCTTGCCAACTCCCAAATGCCCGGCACTTGGTGCTGGTGATTGCCAAGGAACGTCACCCCTTGCTTCTAGCTTCTTTATTGTTCTTGTGACATATCTATTGTCTACACCTAAGTTTCTAGCAGTCTCTCTGTAAGATTGCGTCTCCAAATAATCTTGGAGTATGTCTTGCTGTTTTTTTGTAGCCATAAATTAACACACTCGAAATTATTCTGATGTGCTTTATTATATTTATTTAACTTGAGAACTGCCAAAGTAAAATCCCACTATTGCAAGCATTGCTTGTCTGACTTCTGGAAGCAAAACGAATCCTTCTAATGATTCCCAACCGCCTGCGCCCAATCCAATCAATTTAAAGAAGCCGCCCAATCCTTCTTTTTCAACTGTTACTGGTGTTGATGTCAGCGACAAAATAAATGGCGCGAGAATTACTGCAAACAATATGAATCCAACAAAGATTCTGCGCACCCAAACACCGCCACGCTGTGCGGCTTCGTTGGCTGATTGATCCGCAGCAACTTGCTTTTGAATCATCATTTCAAAGTTTCTTGATTGTGCTTCAGCTTGTGCCGCGATCATCTTCATGACAAATCCGCTAACACCACCACCCAACATTGCTATCAGTTCCAAACTCATAATTTTATTTTTTAATGAAGACGTAATAATACGCTGTGGCTAATGATGCCAAACCTGCGCAGCAATACATGAAAGCCTGCGCGCTAGCATTAAGATTGAATGCGGTCATTTCGCCTAAGAAAACCAAACCCCAAATTTTAAATTGTGTTACAATATGATCTTCCATTATCAAGTGCTGACTGCCCCCATGTTAAATTTTTGCCAACCAGTTCCACCGCCCACATAACCTTGAAACTCGTGGTGTTGGCTGTTATAAATAATTGTTCCATTAGTTGGGCTAGAAAATTGCCCCCTAGTTGTATCTGTATAGTGACCAACTCTAATAAAATTCTCAAAGAAAGAACCACCAACAACTTTTAGCCCTAAATCCTCTGCATTGGTGCTAGCGTTTTTACCTGCTACAACATGAAGAGCAACATTATTGCTTGCACTTGGTTCTTTGTTAATTCCAATTCTTGCACCAGTATAACCATCAATTTTTTTAATTACAAATAAGTTGGTGGGGCTTGCGTCGTAATCTCTAAATCTATGCTCGTTAGAATCGTATGTTATTGGTTGAGCGGTTCCCGTTGTATTACCTACACACTGTATTTCGTTCGTGATAAGACGAGGAACTGTTACGTCTCCTGTAAATGTAGGAGATGCCTTTCGTGCTTTAGCATCTAATGCCGTCTGTAAATCTGTTTGGTCACTCAATGTGCCTGTTATGTTTCCCCAAACTGCTTTCAAATGTGGTGAAAGTAAATCAGTTAGCCAATTTGAGGCATTAAAATTTCCATTGGTGCTTGGATCATTTGCAAAATCATTCAAGTTGCTTGGCAATGTATGCGCTGGCAAACTGTTTGGCGCAGCGACCGCAGGCAATACAGCTATTGGCACTTGGCAAATTACGTCATTATCTGCTTTGACTTCAAAAAAAGCATCTTGCCCGGTTGCAATCAATTCCTGCACTCTGGCTGTGTTTGCGTTT